GAGTCTAGCTCCGCCGCATATCAGGTGTGGCCGCGCTTTACGTGGTTTTCACAGCAACTCTCTGTCAACGTCGCGCCTTAGCTTATGGCCCCAATGCTTGCAACTGGGATGCTTGTCAGGGCTTGCACCTGCATCAGCCGGTAACCACCAACCTCGCGGGCTATTACCCCGCCGGCAGTGCATCATACCAAAAACAGCACCACCAGCGCAACTATTTTTCAATCATAGCCAAACACTATCATGAACGCATGGCACAAAATATGCAATCGCATAAACCGTGCCATGCTTTCATAATAGATTTTTGCTATTTTGCAAAACTCGCATCATCCGCATCCTCATCCGTGCCACGGCTCCGCGCAATCGCTACCCGTGTCAGCATGCGGTTTTCGGCTGCGCTGTGGATCGTGCGCAGCGAGTGTAGAAAGTCGGCTTGCTCTGCCTGCACACGCTCGACGAACGCCTGCTTTTCATCGGGTGTCAGGCCGTGCTGCTGTTGCCAGTAGGGGGTCATGTTGCCGCCTTTGGTATGTTCGCCAAACACTTCTGTGATTCACGCTCGCGGCGCAGTGTCAGGCCGCGCACAACTTTGCCGCCCGCCCGATTCCAGCGCATCAGGTCTCTACATCCTGCTGCGTAATTCCCAGCGTTGATAAGCCTGAGTGCGGTTGACTTGCATGCAGCACCAGCGCCAACGTTGTAGGCCCAAGAAGCCAAGGCCTCGTACATGCCCTGAGTGACACGGACAGAAATGCAATCCAGTAACTGAGAGCTATGCTTTTCCAAGTGTTTGATGGTGAGTCGGTTGCAATCTGCATCCGTGTAAATCTTGCCCGGTACAACGTCCGGCCCGGTGATGCCATCGCACACCGTAGGCACGCCAACAATGTCAAGGTACGGCTGATACTCGCGGCCCTCGTCTTGCCTGATTGTTGCCATCAGGGCCAGACTTGCCAGCACGATACCAGCGGCCCCTGCTTTGGCTTTGTTGGCCGTGGTCAATCTTCCACCTTGCGCCGCTCTACACGCTTGCGTGCGGGCCGTGGATCATCGGCACCAATGCGCCGATCAAACGATGCCAGCCGGATGATGTGCTCCTCACTCTTGCGCCTGTCCTCGCGCCACTGAAAATAGAGGTTCACCGCGAAGCCAGCACAAGCCAGAACAAGGCCACCAACTGCCGCCAGCTCTGTGGCCGTGATGCCGCCGAACAGCGCCATAATGCTGCCCCCTATCGTGGCTTTTTGTGATGCGGCTGTGATGGCATTGACTGTTTCTGTTTTCACTTCAGCAGCTCCATTGCCTCTTGATCTGTGATGTCAAGCCCGTAGCTACCAGTCAGCGCACGCACGCACCGCCACATGTCGGTTGGCTCCACCTGCACCCATACCCTGTATGCCTCCACCTCATATTCCTGGCGTGCCTGCTTGCTGGTGAAGTAGCGCCAGTAGAAGCGCAGCGTTCCGTCACGTGCCATCTGTTGCTGGTGGCACCGCTCGTGTGCAATCAGGGCGGATTTTGACCATGCGCTGCGGTCAATCACGATGCAGTGCTGCCCCCATGCGGCCCCGCCCCAGCCGAACATCAAGCCAGATGGCAGCTCGGCCACGCCGTTGTTGCGCCGGGCCTTGGCGAAAATCCACAACGGCACGCACAGCGCGGCCACGGCCAGCACAGCGGCCACAAGCAAACCATCGGGTGTCAGCGGTGTCACGGGTCAGCCCAGGCCGAGTTTCACACGCTCGGCCCGGCCCCACTGCCTCACGCCCTCCACAAACTGGCCAAACGCTTGCATGTCAGCCATCTCACCTGCGGTTGGCGTGTACATGCCAGTGGCGGCACCCACGCCGATGCGGGCAAAAAACATCTCGTCATCCAGGCTGTACTGCGCCCGGATTTTTTGAATCATGCGCTCGGCAATCAGCTGGGCATGTGGGCTGGCAGCCTTGATTTGCTCACGCAACTCAGGCGACAGCGTGACGGGTGTCAGCTCAATTTCTGGCGGCTGATCTGGCAGCGTTACGCCATCTGGCACCGACAAATACGTGATGCTGCCCAGGGTGCAAAGCTCAGTGCAGTGCAGCTCATCGTTTGCCCCGGCTGAATCAGGCAGCACAGCCTGGATGACGGTGTAAGGCGTGGAAACTTTTTGGTAGCTGTAGATAAAGGCTGGCATGGGTTTTTTCCAAGTAAGTCAAGAGAGTCAAGAGCGGCTGCAACGGTGCAAGCCAGCCTCCGCGTGAATATTGGACATCTGCGTCACAGGTAGCAACTGGCGGCGAAACCAACGTTGTAGAGCGCGTTGGCTCGGGAGTAGGCCAGAAGGCGGATGCGGGAACCGGCATTGCTGCCGGTGTTCCAACCGCCGCGCGAAATCACACAGAGCTGATCGACGAAATATTGATAGAACAAGTCGCCACCCATCAGGTTTGTGCCTGAAACAGAAATGCCACCGGACTCCGGCATGCCTGCCATTGCCCGCGCACGGCTGGCTGCTGATGCGAGGCTGAAAACGGCGTTTGCACCGCTGCCGTACCGCTGGACAAGCCCGTTGTTCGGGTGAGCAGTTGCAAACTGCATCTGCATTTCGTCAAACAGCGCCGCTACGCCGGTTGCTCCCCAGTGGTCAGTGGCCAGCGTACTGCCAGTTGTCACGGCGGCGATGTCAACGCTGGGTTTGAGTGTGTAGAACCGCCCGGTCGCCATCACGCCACCCGATGTGTAGGCGCTGAACGCACTGCCATCTACGCCGTTCAGGGTCAGGGTATTTGCACCGGTCACCGTTACAGCAAACAGCTTGTAGTTGATTTGCGTCATGCCGACAACGCCTCCTATCTGCACCACGTCGCCCGTTGTGCGCCCGTGGGCCGTCGCCGTGATCTGCACTGGGTTGGCCTGTGTCGCCCCAGTAATGGCCACCGTGCTAACCACGCTCGTCATGCCTGGGTTGATTTTGTAGATATTCCCGGCCACATCGGTCACGCCGCACAACTGGCCGTTGTGCGTGGTCTTGGCCAACTGGTTGCCGCTTCCAGTCAGTGCGAAAGCGGGGTAAGTGGCATTGCCAGCACTGGTAAACGTGACTGCGCCCGCGCCGCTTTGCAGCACATCAGCCTCACTTTTTAGCGCGTTGTTGTCGTTGCCTTTGGGGTAGTTGCGCACGCCAGTTGCGTCGTACCACGCGCAGTATGTCGTGCCCGTTGACAACTGTGCCGCCGCCTCGCTGATGCGGCACAGCGCATCCGCCTGGAACACGGTTTCAGGGTGAAACTTTGGGCCACGGGTGCGGGCAGCATTGAATGCGCCGTGGTAGGCGTTGGTGGCTCCCACCGCAGAAAACCCAACTTGCCCAGCAACTGGCCCGGACACCATCGGCTGCACACCTTGGATGCTACTGGCCACGCTGCCGTTTGCGCTGCAATCGTACTTGTCGCGGAAAAATCCGGGCTGGTACGCGCCACCGTTGACAAATGCACGGTGCAGGTAGTAGCCCTGCGCATTGGCTGATGCCTCATCCGCATGCGCCGAAACCGGGACAATGCTGATTGTGTTTGGGCCGTGGGTTGCAAAACCTGGGTCTGCGGCGTTTCCGAGGCGGAAGCGGAAGGCCGGAATCCAGCACATGACGGAGCCGTCGCTGAACTGGTAGTTGCCGTAGTTTGAGCTGGCGGGGTCGGTGCAACCAGGCAACGGGGTAAACCCAACAGCATCCACAGGGCAAATGCCCACGCCGAAACCAGCTGTGTTTGGTAAGCCGATATTGTTGACTGCGCTGTTACGCAGGTAAGAGCCGTCGGGCAAAACGATGCTGCCCGATGCCGTGACAGCAACAGGGGCGGTTGCCCCTGCGGCCCGCTGAGCGCCCGTCAATTTGGCAAAGCCATGCGCGGCCAATTGGCCCAATCCAAGCCCGCTCATTGTTTCACCCACTTGGTTTCACCCGTCAGATTGCCGGATGTGTAGCTGTAGGTTTTTACCCAGCTTGTCGTGCCGTCGGTGGCTGTGTCGGTCACCAGCAAACCGGCGCTGTAGCCATAGGTGTGGGTGCAAGCATCCGGGCTAAATGGCCGGCCGGTGCTGTCCATAACGGATTCAGTAGTCGGAATGGCGGTTGCCCGCAATTGCGCATCCGTGAGCGGGGTAGTGGCTGCCCCAGTTGTTGTGTTGACGATTACCACGCCCTGAGGCTGTTGCCCGTCTGCTGAGTTGTAGTATGCCGACATATAAACCCCTTATCAGTTTTCTGAGTGTAATAGAAAAAAGCTATTTTGCAAGCCCTTATACCTCTATGGTTACTGAGTCCAGATTGGGGGCTTGGCCCTCTACCTGTCCAGCACGCACAAACACGTTTTGCCCCACGGTGCCCTCGCCTCGCACGCGCTGCTGTGCGCCGCCTGGGTGGGTCACGGTCACGTGCCGTCGTGGTGGGTGGCGCTA